GTAGTACCCAACGGCGCTCCCCGGTTCTTGCATGGTCCGGGGAGCGTTCGTGTACGCCCGAAACCTAAATACCTTGACGGGAAGCAGAGCGCTTGATTATTTCTGGAAGCGCAGAGTGAGGATGGACACCTCGGAAACGGGCCCGGTTTATCACTCCCTCGTACACCGTCTGGCCCGGTTCATGGACACCCAGGAGAGGCACGAGTAACCCTCGAAATTAAACCTCTCTATTAAGGAGAACCATGAGCACACAGATTACTACCGCATTCGTGGAGCAGTACCGCTCCAATGTGGATCATTTGGTGCAACAGATGGATTCCCGATTCCAGGGGAAGGTTCGTCAGGAGGGTCAGCGTGGAAAGACTAAGTTCTGGGAACAGCTAGGAGCTACGGCCGCTGTTCAAAGAACGACCCGTCACGCGGACACTCCAAGGGTAGACAGCAATCATCAGCGTAGAGCCAATTACCTGCTCGATTACGAGTGGAGTGATCTGATCGATACCGCCGATGAAGTAAAGATGCTGATCGACCCGACCTCGCCATACGCCCAATCAGCGGCTATGGCGATGAACCGAGCCAAGGATACGGAAGTCATCAGAGCCGCTAGCGCTGCAGCTTACGCAGACACGGGCGGAGGAAACGGAGCTGTTTCCTCGACCGCTTTGCCAAGCACGCAGAAAGTAGCAGTCGGCTTCGTTGCATCTGGAACAACGGCAAATTCAGGGCTGACCCTGGCGAAACTCATCGAAACCAAGAGTATCCTTGGCAAGAATGAGGTGGCCCGGGGAGAGACCCTCTATTTCGCCTACTCGCAGCAGCAATTGGATGATTTACTCATCAATGTCTCCCAGGTCTCAAGCAGCGACTATGCCGCTGTGAAGGCCCTCGTAGACGGCGAAGTGAATTATTTCATGGGCTTTGAATTTATCAAAACCCAGCTGACTACCCTCACAAGCTCAACGGATGTCCGGACCTGTTTCGGATACGCCAAGAGCGGCCTGCTTCTGGCAATCGGCACCGATTCAAAGGGCCGGGTGAGTGAACGGGACGATAAGTCATATTCGGTTCAAGTCTACAACTGCATGTCCATAGGGTCTACCCGAATGGAAGAGAAGAAGGTTGTGGAAGTGATGTGCGACGAAAGCCCATAAGAAGAAGGAGCAAATAGAATATTATGGCTGAAAGTAACACCACACTATATGCGGCACAGATCGGTAGCGCGGGAAATTCCCCGGGCCTCACCTATCCACTGGCGAAACTGGCTCAAGGAAAGCTCAGGATTGCTCATGTGGAGTACACCGTAACCGGATCGGAAGCAGCGAACGACACGATTAACCTGGTCCGACTCAAGGTCGGAGCGGTCATCGTGCCATCGCTATCAGTGCTTATCCTGGCAAACCCGGGAACAGCGCTGGTGATCGACATCGGAGATGCAACTACAGCGGATCGCTACTCGGACGCTCTGACCGTTTCGGCGGGAGGAAGGTTCCTGTGGACCGCTGGCACCGCTGATAACGACTACACTGCCTTTACGATTACCGCGGGCAATGAAGTCGTGATCGCCACGATCAAGACGGCGGGAACGCTGACCGGCTCAACGGCCGCTCTGTTCCTGGTAGCATACCTGGACGAATAAGCGTTCCGAACCTTTAACAGCTTTCGGGCCGGGGAGGGACAGGTTTTGTCCCTCCCCTCCTGAAGGCAGCAAGGCTCTTTCATGGCGTCCCGAACCGAAATCGCAAACTACGCCCTGGCTCTGGTGGCAGAGCAGAAGGTAGCGGACATAACGGACGAATCGAACGGCCCTCAGGCAAAGTGGGCCGATCTGCTTTTCGATCAAAGCCTGAAAGAAGTCCTGCGCTCTCACATCTGGAGCTGCGCTCGCAAAAGGCAGGCGATAACAGCGGACAGCGCGGCCCCTGATTTCGGGTGGGCCAAATCCTACACCCTCCCGGCCGACTACGTGCGGATTGTCACGCTAAATAACGTGGACCCGGACGACGTAGATAAACCTTTCTTTGAAATTGAGGACCACAAGCTCCTCACAGATGAAACAACCTGCAACCTGGTCTACATCTACCTGGTGGACCCGGGGAAGCTTGACGCCCTTGCTGCGGAAGCTCTCTACACCCTCCTCGCAAGCAAATTAGCCTGGGCCCTGCAGCAGAACCGGACCCTGCGCCTGCAGCTCCTGGAGGAATACCAGGCGATCCTTTCCCGGGCCATGCACATCGATTCCTTTGAAAGGCAGAGCCCTGCAGTCAGTCGAAGGCGCATGAGCTCGTGGATACCGGCAAGATATTCTTCAACGAACGGGTAACGAGATGGCCCTGAATCCTCCCCTGATTTCATTCAACGCGGGCGAGTTAAGCCCCTTGATTGAGGGCAGATTCGACCTTTCCAAGTACTCGAGCGGGTGCAGAACCCTGGAAAACATGCGCCCGATGAAATTCGGGAGCGCTACCAGGAGACCGGGCACAGAATACATAGCGGACGCCAAGAACGCCGGAAGCAAGGCGAGGATGGTCAAATTCCAATTCTCGTCCACTACGGCCTACATGATCGAGGCAGGAAACACCTACCTGCGCTTCTTCGAGTCCGGAGCATCCGTCACAGTGCCAACAGCGAGCGCCTGGGCCGGTTCAACAGGCTACGAAGTAGGAGACCTGGTAAGTTACAGCTCAGTAATCTACTACTGCCTGACGAAGCATACCTCCGGAACCCTGGTTCCTCCTGCAGGAGGGCTGTGGGCAACGCTGGGGACCGCGGGGGACGCTTACGAAGTCACAACCCCTTATTCCTCTACAGATGTCTTTGAGGTGCAGTGGCGTCAGATCAACGATGTAGTCTACTGCTCACATCCCTCTCACCCTCCCTATAAGCTCTCCCGGTTCGCGGATCATTACTGGACAATGGCAGCGATTGACTGGACGTTTCCGGCAACCCGCGATGAGAACGTAACCACGACAACCCTCTCCTGCTCTCACGATTCCGGAACAGGGCGAACCCTGACGGCCAGCGCTGATCTCTTCGATGTGGAGGAATCTCCCTCCCGCCATGTCGGAAGCTACTGGGTTTTGAGGTTCCGCAATCCCGGGGAATCGGTACAGCTGGACATTGAAGATCAATCGACATCTCCGCCTGTTTCCAGCGCCCTTGAATGCCAGGGAAACTGGTCGGTAAGCACATCGGAGCGCTGGAGTGGGACCGTAATTGTGCAACGCTCCCGCGACAGCGGTTCCACTTGGGAAAACATCCGGGAGTTCGACGGGACATCAGACCGGAACATTACGGCCAGCGGGACGGAAACCGACCGGGTTCAGATCAGGCTGAAATTTGAAGGGGGTGGGAAATCCTGGGATGATGGTCTTACAACAGAGCCCACGGGAACCGTATCAGATCCTCCGGATTTCTACCGCTATCTGGCAAAGGCTACCCTCGAAACGGAGGAAACCTACTTCTCCGGAGTGGTAAAGATCACAGCTGTAGCAAGCGCCACAAGCGCGACGGTGGACATAAAAACCGACCTGTTTGCAGCGAGCACTACCACAATCTACTGGTCTGAAGGAGCCTGGAGCGATTTTCGCGGCTATCCTGCAGCGGTGGCGATGTTCGAGCAAAGGCTTGCTTTCGCATCCAACGACGAAAAGCGGCAAACGATCTGGTTCAGTAAAACCGATGACTTCCCCAATTTCGAGAAAGGGGTGAACGATACGGACGCCATGTACTACACCCTGGCAGCTGACGAATACAATCAGATCGAGTGGATGGTGACTCAGGCAAGGCTTGTTCTTGGGACAACGGGAGGGGAATGGACAATCGGATCGAGCGATCCACTGGTACCGCTGACGCCCACAAACGTGTCGGTACGCCGTCATTCCAACTACGGATCAAAGGAAATCCCGGCGCTCCTCGTGAACGATGTGATCTTCTTCCTCCAGCGCCAGGGCCGAAAAGTCCGCGAGCTGACCTATTCCTGGGAAAAAGACGGCTACGTTGCCCCAGACATGACGATCCTATCCGAGCACATCACAGAAGGCGGGATAATCAACTGGGACTACCAGCAGCAACCGGACGCCGTTCTCTGGGCCGCTCGCAACGATGGAACGCTCTTGGGGATGATCTACGAGAGAAGCGAAGAAGTGGTAGGCTGGTTCCGGGTCGTGACTGACGGGACAATCGAGAGCGTGGCTACCATGTATGGAAGCAATCAGGATGAGGTCTGGATGGTCGTAAACCGCACAATCGACGGCTCTACCGCCCGCTACATCGAAAGGTTCGCTCTGATCGACACCGAAACCGACAAGGAGGACAACATATTCCTGGATTCGAGTCTGTCGGTGGACTACGGGGCAGGTTCGACAATCGAATCCGTTACCCAGGCAATGCCTCCGGTAGTAACCATTACCGGCCACAGCTTCTCTGACGGGGATAACGTGAGGATCACAGGCTCCGGAGTAGAGCAGCTGGACGGAGAAATCTTCACAGTCAAAAACCCCGGCGCCAATGATTTCGAGCTCTACCTGAGCGATGGGACAACGAAGGCCGATCTGAGGAACCAGAGCTATGACCTGACCTATTCCACCCTCGCGTCGAACGTGGTGACGGTGACAACGAGCCTGGCCCACAACTTTGAAGCCGGGGACTTCATCACGATAGCTGACTCAACAGCGGCCGTACTTGACGGGAGTTGGTCGGTGACTGCTGTAACGGCAACCACGGTGACTTTTCAGTTTCCAAGCGGGGTGAACCACGGACAGGCGATCACCGGAACAATCGAACTGGCAGCTCCAGCCGAATCCTGGTCAAGCGGCGGAACTGTCACCCAGGTAGAGAATACCTTCGTAAACCTCTCCCACCTGGAGGGAGAAAGCGTCTACGCATTAATGGATGGGGCGGTATCCGGACCGAAGACAGTGGCAAGCGGATCCGCAACCTTTGATGACTGGGGAAACGTGGTGCATGTCGGGCTCACCTTCACCTCGACCCTGAAACCGATGAAGATCGAGGTGCAGGGAGCTACAGGAGCATCCACCGGGAAAACGAAGAAGATTTCAGAAGCGACCATAAGATTCCACCGCTCAATGGGAGTGAAGTTCGGGGAGACAAACAGCGAATACCAGGAGATCCCCTTCCGCCAGAGTGATGACCCGATGGACGCGAGCCCTCCCTTATACACTGGAGATAAAAAGGTTTATTTCACAGGCGGGAGCAACAAGAGTGGGGATATGGTCATCTTCACCGATCTACCCTTCCCTATGACCGTCCTGGCCATCATCCCGAAAATTGGATACGTCGAATGAACTGGAGCGTAAGACACGTAGATGAGCATGACGCCAGCCTGACCGCCGAGTGGTGGGAAGGTCACGGGCAAGCTCCTCCGAATGTGGCAATCCTCCCGAAATGCGGGGTTGTGGCTCTGCATGAAGGCAAGGAATCTGCCGCGGGTTGGCTTTATATGGACAATTCCACAGGGGTCTGCTGGGCAGCGTGGCTGGTAACAAACCCCTGGATCGGGATCAGACAGCGCCACGAAGGAATGAGACACGTTTTGCAGGCGCTCAAGGTCATGGCGGAGGCT